GGAGGGCGAGATCGGCTCCGCGTCCATGCCCGGTCTGGCCCACCTGCTTGAGAAGGGCCACGGGTACTACTCCGCAGCCCCGCACGTGCACATCGAGCCAGCCGCAGAAGAGGCGTTCAAAGACTTCGACAGAAGGCTAGACGAGGCGATAGACAAGGCGATAAGCGATGCCTAACGAGATGAGGCCCGACGAGGTCGTGTTCTCGACCCTGCTGACCAGCGGGATAGAGGGCACCAAGAGCGCATGGCCCTTCAAGAAGGAGCCGCCCCTTCCGTGGTTCGTCTTCAAGCACAAGAAGAAGGGCGAGTTCTACGCCGATGACGGCAACTTCGCGAAGATGCAGCGCTACGAGGTCGACCTCTACCAGTCCGAGGAGGACGGGGACCAGAGGGACGCCTTCGAGGAGGTGCTCGGACTTCTCGGCCCATATGCGTGCTACGAGTCCTGGACCCCCATGGAGAACTGCTGGGTGACCTCTTACACCCTCACATATCACCCCAACAAGTAACCGAACATAAGGAGGCCCTGCATGGGCAAGGTAATCTACGGACTCAAGAACGTCCATTACGCCATCTACGACGCTTCCACCGGCACCTACGGCCAGTGGAAGCCCATCCCCGGTGCCGTGTCGCTGTCCTCCGACGCCGACACCACCCAGAACGACTTCTATGCGGACGACGGCGTCTACGCCACCATTTCCGCCTCCGGCAAGGAGACCGGCACCATCGAGTTCGCCGCAATCACCGACGAGATGTACACCGACCTCTTCAACTACGAGAAGAACGACACGACCGGCCTGCGCTACCAGCTCACCGAGCCGTCCACCGTCACCGTGGCGCTCGGCTACGAGACCAGCGGCAACGAGGGCAAGCTGCGCGGCGTGCGCTACAACGTGAGCTTCACCGCCCCGTCGCAGTCCTCCAACACCATGACCGACTCCACCAACCCCGACACCGTCTCGGTCAACTACACCGCCATTGGCCGCAACTTCACCGTCAACGGCGAGACCAAGAACGTGCTCAAGGGCCACGTGGAGGAGGGCACCGCAGCCTTCAACGGCTTCTGGGGCGACGTCCTCACGCCTGGCGCTTCCGCCTCCGCATCCACCCTTGCCAGCCTGGTGCTCTCCAACGTCGAGCTGACCCCCGCCTTCGACGGCGCAGTCAACTCCTACATGGGCACCACCACCAGCGCCTCCGGCACCATCACCGCAACCGCCACCGACACCGAGAGCGCCACCGTGGCAATCGCGGTCAACGGCAGTGCCTACGCCAGCTCCGCCAGCTACAAGAGCGGCACCAACACGGTCACCGTCCTGGTCACCAACGGCGCTGCGGTCACCCTGTACACAGTCATCGTCACGCGCAACGCGGCCTAGCCGAGCGCATGCAGCGCGGGGGCACTTCCCATCCGTGGGGAGTGCCCCCTTCTTTGTGCGCTTAGAACCTCAGACACAGCGACAGAAGGGGAGACATGCCAAAGGTCGACTACGAGAGCAACGGCGTAGAGCGCGAGTACGAGGCAACCACGTACACGCTGGTCATCTACGAGCAGGAGTTCGGCAGGGACCTCATCAAGGACGTGTTCGGTCGCATCGACGTGACCCAGGCGCTCAGGAACATCGACGCCGATGGCAACGTCATCGCCATGGACTACACGGTCGACAACTGGTCCTCGTACCCGAGGGCGTTCTGGGCCATGCTCAAGACCTCCGAGGCCATCTGCAAGCGCGACAACCGCCCGTGCCTCGCTGTCCCCCCGTTCGTCCAGTGGTGCCTTGAGACCCGCTCGATTGACATGGGCCAGCTCTCGCAGCTCGTGTTCGACGAGTGCCAGCGGGGATTGTTTCGATCTGGAGCCGCCGACTCCGAATAAACCGGCAGACGGCCCGCAACTGAAGCTCGTGTACACGCACCTGTGGACGGAGCTTCTCAAGATGGGCGTCACGTGGGACGAGGCCCTGCGCATGTCGTGGGGCACCACGAGGATGCTCTTCTCCGCGAGGGCCGAGGCGTACGACGCCGCGAAGGACTACAAGCCCAGCGACACGAGGTACGCGACCAACGAGGATGTTGCCAACTGGATCTAAGGGGGTGCCCCAATGGCAGCAGGCGCATACAAGGGCCTGACAATCCGCATCGGTGCCGACACGACAAAGCTGTCATCCGCGCTCCGTGGGGCCAACTCCGCAATCTACAAGGCCCAGACCGAACTCAACAGGCTCAACAAGGCCGCGAAGCTCGACCCTGGCAACATGGGCGTGGTCACGGCACAGATGGGTGCCATAGCCGAGCAGGCCATAAACGCCGCGTCGAAGATCGACAACCTGAAGCAGGGCATCGAGGCCCTCGGCAACACGAACGTCGCCAGCGGCGGTAGCACCACAATCTCGCAGCTTGCCGCGAACACCGAATCCATGACGCTCGCCGCAGAGCGTGCCAAGGTCGCATACGACGAGGTGGACAAGGCGCAGAGCGAGCTCTACAAGAAGATCAAGCAGTACGCCAAGGTCGACATCGGCAAGGTCACCAGGGAGGGCAACTACTCCGACGAGTGGCTCGACAAGCAGACCGGCATCAAGGACAAGGACAAGGATGCCGTAAAGGCCCTGAAGAAGGAGTGGGATCAGGCTTCCAAGGCGCTCTCCGACTACTCTGACGTCGCAAGGCTGCAATCCCTGAACAACGACCTCGCGGTCCAGCAGGCCAGCATCAGGTCGCTCAGCAACCAGATTGTCGACATGAGCCGCAGCATGTCTGCGTTCGACAGGTACAACAGCAAGTCGTTCAGCGGTCTTGGCGAGCAGCTTGCGTCGGTGAACGACCGACTCGTGCTCGTGTCATCCGCGTCAGAGGTGGCGGGCGAGAGGTTCCGCGCACTCAGCAGCGCCATGACGCTCGACTACGGCGGCATGGACGTCATGACGGAGCGCACCGACGCGCTCAACAACGCCATCGAGGCAGCCGAGATGAAGGCGGAGCTTCTCCAGCAGAGGGTCTCCGCCTACGAGGACGCGGGAGTCGGCAGGCTCGCCCAGGACATGGGCAACGTCGCAATCGAGGTTCAGCAGGCCGAGGCCGCGTTCAAGTCCGCCAACACCGAGCTTGTCACGATGAGGGCGAACGGCGACACCTCGTCCCAGGCGTTCAGGCAGGTGGAGAAGGCCGTCCAGCAGGCGCAGCTCCGCATGGACACCGCGCATGCCGTGCAGCAGTACCAGAACCTCAAGACGCAGCTTCACGAGGTCAGGAGCGAGGCGATAGACCTCGCTGGCAAGCTGGTCGACCTCAACAGGCCAAGCTCCGTCGCCGCCACCTCCGACGTCCGCAGGATAAGCGACGACATCAAGTTCGTCGGCGACGCGATGAGGACCGCGCAGACCGACGCGCACTCCCTCGACGCCGCGCTGAAGCTGAACCCCGAGAACATCGACCTCGTGACCAAGAAGTCAGAGCTTCTCGGGCGTGCGTCCCAGCTTGCCGCCAAGGAGGCCGAGGAGCTGGGCAAGAAGCTGTCCAGCTACGACGCATCTGCCATCAAGAAGGCCACCGACCCCACCAAGACGGCAGCAGAGCAGATTCTCGACGCGAGGAACAACTTCGAGTCTGCCAACGACGCGATCCGCGAGACCGAGACGTCGATGGCGAAGCTGCAACAGGCCATCGACGGCATCGACCTCGTCCATGGCGGCGAGGAGGCGCACGAGACGTTCGCGAGCCTCAACGACCAGATGCGCACGTACATCGAGAGGCTTCATGAGCAGAGGCAGGCCGCTGCCGAGGCTGGCAATGCGCTAGACCTCTCCAAGCAGCGTGCGGAGTACGAGCAGGTCGAGGTCGCTCAGGTAAAGAACCTCGCTGCAAGCCAGCGATTCGCCGCCGAGGCCCGTGGCCTCGCCAACATCAACATCACTCCGCGCTTCGACATGTCCTTCGCAGACCAGATGCGAAGCGCGTTCGACCAGATACAGTCCGGCGCCGCCGTAGAGCAGGCGATGGGCGGAATCGCCGACAGGCTGAAGGACATCGGTGCCGCAGCCGACGATGCCGACGACAGGTTCTCCAGGCTTGACGCGGCGCTCGAACTCGACCCGACGAACATCGGCGTCGCGCAGCAGCGTGCGGTCGCGCTTGCAGACGCCATGACGGCAACCGACCGCAAGACCGAGGCCCTCACCGCAGCCATGAAGGCAATCCCCGTCGAACTCATCGACAAGGCCGCGATTGCCAACGGCACCGTCGCAGAGAAGGTGTCGGAGTCGAGCCGCCGCTATGACGAGGCTACAAACCGCGCAAAGGGCTACCAGGACACCATCAACGCCATCAGCGCCGAGCTTGGGAAGCTTGAGTCACAGGACGCCATCTCTGACGGCGATGCCGAGAAGATAGAGAACATGAAGGCCCAGATGGACCTTCTCATCCAGAGCATGCGGCAGTTCGCCGACGAGGACAAGAATGCGTTCGACGACATGTCCTCTGCGGTCGCCACCCAGAAGTGGCAGGAGATGAACGTCCAGCTCACCGAGTCCAAGGCGCATGCCGTCGAGCTTGCCCATAGCTACGGGAGCCTCCGAGTCCCGTCAGACATCGCCGTTGGTCTTGAGGACATCAACAAGCAGATGCGTCTCGTGTCCGATGGCGCGGACGCCGCGAAGAGCAGGTTCGACCAGCTCAACAGCGCGTCCAAGATTCAGCCCTACAGCCTTGGGGTCGCCGTCGACAAGGTACGCGCCCTGCGCGAGGCCACCGACGCCGCAAGGCAGAAGGCCGAGGTCCTCAAGCAGCAGCTAGAGGCCTACAAGTCTGCTGGCGTGGACAAGATGTCGCACCAGATCAGCGATGCCGCCGTAGCATTCGAGAAGGCCAACCAGCACGTGAGGGAGCTTCAGGTCGCGCTCGAAGCGGAGAAGAAGGCGAACGGCGAGGCGAGCGAAGAGGCCCAGAGGCTTGCCGCAGAGCTTGAGAAGGCGGAGAGGAACGCCAAGACCATCGGCGCGGTGAACGAGTACCGCAACCTTGAGGCCGAACTGCGCCAGGTGCAGTCCGCATCAAAGGAGATGCAGAACTCCATGAAGGCTGACCTTGGCGAGGTCGGTGCCGCAGCCGTCACGGCGGCGCAGCAGTTGGGCCAGATTGCCCAGCAGGCATGGGGCCAAATCAAGGAGTCCTCCAACGACGTAGACGCCGCATACCGCAACCTCCGCAAGACCTTCGATGCTGAGGAGTCCGACTACCAGAACCTCTACGACTCGGCCATGAAGTACAGCCAGTCGCACGTGACGAGCGCCGACACGATGCTCGAAATGGAGGCAACCGCAGCGCAGCTCGGCGTCGGCATGGAGGGCGGAGCCGAGGCAATCCAGGCGTTCGCCGACGCGGCTGCGAACCTAGACGTCGCAACGAACATCGACGCCGACACCATCGCACTCCAGATGGGCCAGATCATGGCCGTCATGAGCGACGTCGACTACAAGAACATCGACAGGTTCGGCGACGCGCTCGTGCGCCTGGGCAACAACATGCCCACGCAGGAGTCCAACATCATGCAGATAACCCAGCGACTCTCAGCAGTCGGCAACGTCGCCGGGTTCAGCACCCCGCAGCTTCTCGGATGGGCCGCTTCTGTCGCTTCCACCGGACAGAAGTCCGAGGCGGCTGCTACCGGACTCGCCACCCTAATCACCAGCATCACCGCAGCGGTCGACGACTTCGACAAGGGCGGGGACAGCCTCGACAAGTTCGCCAAGGTCGCTGGCGTGTCCGCAGAGCAGTTCGCGAAGGACTGGCGCGAGGGCCCGTCTGACGCCCTTGAGAACCTCATCAAGAAGCTCGGCGACTCAGAGACGCTTTTCTCAGACCTCGCTGGCATGGACATAACCAGCGTCCGACAGACGCAGACGCTCGCCGCCCTCTCGCAGACGGTTGACAAGCTCAACGACGCGACGACGATGGCATCCGACGCATTCAACGGCGTCGACGACAAGTTCGGCGAGGCAGGCGACGCCGCACGCGAGGCCGAGAAGAAGGCCGAGGGATTCTCAGGCTCGCTCTCGAAGCTCCAGAACTCCGTGCAGGTACTCTCCGCGTCGTTCGGTCCCGCGTTCGTCGGCGTCCTCGACTGGGTTGCCGACAAGGTCCAGTGGCTCACCGACGTGGTATCCGGATGGAGCGACGACTTCAAGCAGAGCATCATCATGGCCGCAGGGTCGATTACGATCTTCAGCACCGCATGGAACTTCCTACAGCCACTTGGCTCAAGCCTGATGAAGTTCGGCAGCGGCGCGTTGCAGTTCGTGATTGGGCAGCTTGCCGAGTTCAAGGTGGCAATGGAGCTTGGCAAGGGCGGCTTTGCAGCAACCACCATCGGCATGAAGCTTGGCGGGTTCGCCACGAAGCTCGGTGCCCTTGCGTCCAGCGGTGCGCTCGCGACCGGTGCGCTTGCCGCACTTGGCATTGCGCTTACGGTCAAGTATGCCGCGAAGGCCATCAAGGCCAAGAAGGACACGGACAGGTTCAACGCGGCCATTGACGACGCAAGGGGCAACACCAAGGACCTCTACGCCGACCTCATCAATGGCTCCAGCAGCATCGACGACTATGGCAGGTCTTGGCGCGACGCAAAGGTCGACATGGACGACTTCATGTCGTCGCTTGAGGAGCACAACAAGGTCCAGTCCGAGACGCGCGAAGAAGCCACCGAGTCCATCGGCATGCTTGAGAAGTACAAGTCCGTCATCGACAATGCGGCTGGCGCTGGTGACGGGTACACCGGCAGCATGGCAGAGCTGAAGTGGGCGGTCGACGGGCTGAACGAGATTCTCGGGACGAACTACGACTACAACGAGATTCTGAAGGGCAGCTACGAGGACGCCGAGGGCGCGGCCCACAGCTACCGCGAGGAGATCGACAAGCTCATCGAGGCCAAGGAGCGGGAGATTCGCATCGAGGCCATGGGCGACCTCTATGCCGAGGAATACAAGCAGCTTGAGAAGAACAAGAAAGCATACAAGGATGCGCGTACAGCCCGTCGCGAGTTTACGCAGGATTATATTCAGGAACACCAGGGAGACTTGACCCGCGACAAATGGACGGGTGAAGTCAGGCAGAAGACACGCAACGAGCTTATATCCGACGCCCATGGAACAGACGAGTGGCAGGACCTGAACGACACGGTCGGCAAGACGTCGAAGGCCGTCAACGAGAGCGCGGATGCGCTCAACTACTATGACACGGCACTGACCAGCCTCATCGAGGAGGGCCGCTATGCCGAGGATGGCTTCAGGGGAGTCCGCGAGGGCATCATCCTAGACAACCAAGCGATGATGGATGCCATCACCGCAAGCGGCATGTTCGGCAGCAGTACTGAGGAAATTGGCGGCAAGATCAAGGAGCTGTCCAAGAAGCTCATGGATGCCAAGGTCGGCACCAAGGAGTTCG